GTCGAAAGAAAACCTTTGTAGAATCAGACTGGAGAGAATATTTTGGATCAAGCAATTTACTAAATGAAGATATCAATCAAAGCGGAATTGATTACTTTAAGAGGGAGATACTTCATTTTTGTAAAACTAAGGGAGAATGCGCATACATGGAAGCAAAGGAGCAATTTGACAGGGACGTTCTTTTGACTGATGAGTATTATAATGGCTTTATAGGATGCAAGATTGGTGCGCCTTCTGTAAAAAACTTAAAAAAATAGTTTACATTTACAACAAACTGTGTTATAATATAAACTATGAATAAGGCTAATACTATGTCAAATATAATAAAATTTCCTACCGCTGAAAGAATCAAGCAAGTCATTGATGAGAAAATCGATAAAATAATTGACGAAGAGGATCGCGCAGAGATTCAGAAAGAAGACTGCGCAGAGCTTGCTCATTATTGTTTTCAGCTTATGTATCAAGCAATCCTAGGTAATGAATTTATAGATGGCTTTGAAGAAATGGACTTTTATGATATAAAAACCGATGAAGCTAAAGATATGTCAGTCATTATTATTCTATTAGCTGCAATGTTTTATCGTTATAAAGGATTAGATCATCCGTTTATAAAAGACCTAGATTATGTTGATAAAAAATTAGATGGCCTTGTTGATAGCAATTTTGAAGAGTCTGATAAAATAGAAGAAGAGCTTCGAAAGATTGAAAAGAGTATGGAAGAATTACTAACTGAAAAGAGTGAAGAGAATGATACTGATTGATTATAACCAGATTGCGTTATCCAATATTATAGTACAAAAATTAAATGATGAAAACATGATAAGACATATGATACTAAATAGTATTCGTATGTACAATAAGAAGTATCGAGATCAATACGGTCAAATGATTATTTGCTGTGATGGTCCTAATACTTGGCGGAAACAATATTTTCCAGAATATAAAGCAGCACGTAAAAAGAATCGCGATGATTCAAGTGTTGATTGGCAAGAAATCTTCCGTATACTTAATCTTGTAAGAGATGAGATACGAGAAAACCTACCATATAAAGTTATTCATTTAGATGGTTGTGAAGCTGATGATATTATTGGTACACTTGCACTACAAACACAAGAGTTTGGTAAGGACGAACCAGTAAAGATTATCTCATCAGATAAAGACTTTATTCAGCTTCATCGGTTTAAGAATGTATCACAATTTAGTCCTATGCAAAAGAAGGAAGTAAGTGATAAGAACCCACATATTTATCGGTTCAATCATATTATTAAAGGTGATGCTGGTGATGGTGTACCAAATGTTAAGTCTGCAGACAATGTATTTGTCGAAGAAGGTTTACGTCAAACACCAATAAGAGCAAAGCAAATAGAGGAATGGCTAGATAATTCTGAAAGGCTGTCTGAAGTAATGGATAGTGAGGTATATCGTAATTATCAGCGTAACAAAAAACTTATCGATTTAACAGAAATACCTGAGAATATCAGTGAATCGATTATAAATACTTTTAACAATAGTAAGAAACCAATGCAAATGAAAGTGTTAAACTATTTGATTAAGAAACGATGTAATCTATTGATTGAAAGTGTAGAGGAATTTTATAACAATGGCTAACGAACTAGTAATTAGCAAACTTCTTGAAGAAGTAGCTAAGATCAAAAAAGCAGTAGATAAGAAAGAATATCTTATTGCAAACGAATCACGTCAACTCAAGACCTTCTTAAAAGGTGCATTTGACAAATCACTTGAATTTAATTTACCGAAAGGTACTCCCCCGTATACTCCTAATAAAGAATCTACTAAGGGCTTTGGTGCTGTGTCCGGCGAGTATCGTTATTTTGCAAAAGGCTATGAAGGTGACAGTCTAACACCTTTACAGCGCGAAGGTAAATTTATAAAAGTTTTGGAGACAGTTTCTCCAAAGGAAGCAGAGCTTATGTTATTGATGAAAGATAAGAAACTGGCTGGAAAATATAAAGGAGTAACAAAGAAATTAGTCTCCGAAGCATTCCCTAATCTTATTTCAGAGTGATTTATTAACCAACCGTAACAAATAAGGAGGATCCGAACTTAAATACCTATATGATGATCAATTTAAACTTTATGGAGGGAAAAATTCTATATGAGGTTACAAGAGATCGAGCGGTTAAAGAAAGATAGAAATGAAACATCACACTATCGAGAAAGGCTGCTAAAGAAAGGAAAATCAGATAAAGCATTTAAAATGCAAAAGAAAATAGAATATCTGGATGAGTACATTGAAAACTTAAGGTATGCACATAAGTAAGGAGGTGATTTTAAATCTGGGTAGACCCCCTAAAAAGGGGGTTTACTTTTCATTGAAACTGTGGTATAATATACATTATGAATATATTTATTTTAGATAAAGATCCCGTCAAAGCCGCACAACTCCAGTGCGATAAACACATTCCAAAAATGGTTGTTGAATCAGCCCAAATGCTATCAACTGTACATCGTATGATCGATGGTGTAATGGAACGTAGGCCATCAAAGTCTGGCTCTATGTTGCAATACTACAAGCTTGATGATTATCGAGAAAACATTCTATACAAAGCTGTACATATGAATCATCCATGTACTGTCTGGTCTCGCGAGAATGCAAGTAATTATGATTGGCACTATAAACACTTCATAGCACTATGTAACGAGTATACATATAGGTATGGTAAGATTCATGCAACCGAAACTAAACTAGCAACGGTGCTAAGAAATCCACCTAAGAAAATTAAATACACAGAAGGTAAGAGTCCGTTCAGGTTGGCCATGGGGTCTAATCCTGAATGTATGTTTGAAGATGCAGTTAAATCGTATCGCGCCTTCTATCAAACTAAACAAGAAAGGTTCGCTATGAAGTGGACCAAACGTAAAGTACCGGAGTGGTTTCATGCCATTGTATGAATTTGAAAATATAGAAACAGGCGAAGTAGAAACTAAAATGATGTCTGTTGCCGATATGCAAGAATATGTTAAAGATCCTAATATTCGACAAGTACTTGCAGCACCACAAATTGTAAGTGGTGTTCGTAGTACTATCAGTCAAGCATCGAATGAATTTAACGACGTTCTGAAAGGAATTAAGAAAGCGTCTGATCCTAAGCGGTGTACGATAGATACAAAATGAATAAACCACAACGCTTACGCCTAGAACATCTTAAAACTCTAGAACCAGCAACCGAAACACAAGAGCAAGTATTCAGTTCTTATAAACAAGGACTGAATCTTTGTATCTCTGGTGCAGCTGGTACTGGTAAAACATTCATATCTCTTTACCTTGCATTACTCGATGTGATGGATAAAGAAACACCGTACGATCGAGTTATTATCGTACGTTCAGCCGTACCAACAAGAGACATGGGTTTTCTTCCAGGTACTCAAGACGAAAAGGAAGCTGCCTACACTGCACCTTATGAAGTAATCGTAAATGATCTATTTGATGATGGTGATGCATGGAATAAACTAACTCAAATAAAAACAATTGAGTTTATGACAACATCATATCTTCGAGGTCAAACATTTAATAATGCAATTGTAATAGTTGATGAATCACAAAACTGTAACTACCACGAACTGTGTTCTATCATTACTCGTATCGGTCGTGATACAAAGTTTGTAATGTGTGGTGATTATTATCAATCTGATTTTACTAGAAATAATGATAAGGAAGGTATTAATCAGTTTATCACTATTCTATCTCATATGACTGCATTTGATATTATTGAATTTAGCTTTAAGGATATTGTAAGAAGTGGATTGGTAAGAGACTTTATAATGACGAAAGAATTAGTTGATAGAGGTAAACTTTGAGCCTAGCTGATTATATAATACAATATAAGAATGTTATGACAAAACCAACGTGTGATCATTTTATATCATTATATGATTCGTCTAATCCTACACATATGAAAACACCGGCCTATGATTTTGGTGAAATTAATATGTTTGAATCTGAAGCATTTAAACAATACGCTCCACAAATATCTCAACTTATGCTTGGAATATATCAAAAATATGCATCGCAATTTGATTATTTTCCAAAAACAAGTATGTTTGAGCAACCACGAATAAAACGGTATGAACCAAACGAAGGTATATTTGATTGGCATTGCGATGCTACTACAAGGGAATCAAATAAAAGAATGCTTGTGATGTTTTTCTATCTAAATGATGTAGAAGAAGGTGGAGAAACTAAGTTTAAATTTGAATCAACTAGCGAAGAATTATCGATAAAGCCAGAAGCTGGTTCAGTTGTTTGTTTTCCACCTACATGGCAATATCCACATAAAGGTTGTACTCCAATTTCAGGACCAAAGTATGTTATATCAAGTTATGTACAGTTATAAGGGCGTGACCCATTATAACAAAAGAGTCTAACAAAACAGTGTACATATTTAAATATCCATGTTATAATGGCTATATAAATTAATGGAACAGGACTTATATTATGGCTACAACAAGAGTTATACAAGATTGGGAAAAAGATAACGATTATGATTTTGATACTTCTGTAGAAATTTTAAGAAAGATCGCTGTTGATGATTATGTTACACATTGTAGTCGTCGTGAAAGAGGTGAGTTTACTGATGATGCTTACTTCCAAAAACGAATTAATGAATTTGATGAAAAGCTGGTAATTAACAATCGTGGTAGTAAGTATGTTAAGCTTATATCCGATCGATCAGTTTGGGGATTTGTTGTGAAAAAAGATAGTGACAAATTCAAACGTGGTGATATTCTGTTGGCTGCTTCATGGGCCGCACCAGCCACTAACAAGGCTCGAGGAAACATCTTCGAAGAATACACAGTAGCTTGGACAGGACCTATGTACTTATGAGATTATTAGAAGGTTCTGTAGTTGCTCTAAAAGAAATTACAAAGTGGACCGAAGTGTCCTACAACCAACCTAACCACACTTACTTTCTCAATGCAGCGGGTAAGTTGGTTGGGTACAAAATCTCTGGTAAAGATAAGTTTGTTACTTTCAAGAAACCACTTATGTTTGATAAGGCGAGGAGAAAATTCATAACATTAAAGGTAACAAACTAATATGGCATTTATACATAAACCACTAGATCTAGGTTACGAAGATCTTACATGCGAAACGAAGTCTACCGGCAGAAAGTACATATCTCCAGATGGTAAAGATTATCCATCAGTTACAACTGTACTCAGTCATTTAGGTGAAGACGCTATTCGTGCATGGCGAGCGCGGGTCGGCGAAGAGGAAGCAAATAAAATTTCGACCCGTGCTTCGAGACGTGGTACTTCAGTACATAACATGCTGGAAAAATATGTAGACAATGATCCTAATTACAAAGAAGGTGCAATGCCAGATATCGTGGCGACTGCATCAAGTTTATTTAAAACACTCGAAGAAAACGTTGATGAAGTATGGGGTCAAGAGTTGGCTCTCTATTCTGATCATCTCAACATGGCGGGTCGTGCTGATTTGATTGGTGTATGGAATGGTGTTCCATCTATTATTGATTACAAAACATCACGTAAGTTAAAGAAAAAAGAATACATTACTGGTTACTTCTTACAATCAACTGCTTATGCTATTATGATTGAAGAAAGAACTGGTGTACCAATACCTCAAATTGTTATTGCGATCGCCGGTGATGAAGGCGAACAAATCTTTATTGAAAAGCGCGATAACTGGACTAAGCAATTACATGAAGCGATTGCTGAGTATAACAGAAGAAAATTATTTGGAAGATAAATTATGAAAGAAAATATTATATTGACAGATTGCGATGGTGTATTGTGCGATTGGGAATACGCATTTCGTCATTGGATGAAGTTAGAAAAGAAATTAAAGCCAGTTGATCCAGCAGAATATAATGTTGGTGCTCAATTTGGTATTACAAGAGCTGAAGGTAAAAAGCTAGTTCGAGAGTTTAATGACTCTGCAGCTATTGCTTTCTTACCACCACTTAGAGATGCAGTTTATTATATGAAGCGACTGAATATGCTTCATGGTTATAAGTTCCATTGTATTACGTCTTTAAGTACAAATAAATATGCACAGAAGCTACGTATTCAAAACCTTGAATTACTATTTGGTAAAGATATCTTTGATGATTATATTATTCTAGGATGTGGTGATGATAAAGATGAAGCACTCGCACCATACGAAGGAACTGAATGTTGGTGGATTGAAGATAAACCAAAGAATGCAAGACTAGGAGAATCACTTGGTCTTAATTCAATACTTGTAGCTCATGATCATAATAAACATGCTGAACAAGAGTTTCCGCGTTATTATAAGTGGAAAGACATATATAAACATATTACTGGAGAAATATAAATAAAATGGCTAAAGCGAAAGGTTTTACAACATCGATTGTAGCAACAAAAAAAGGTACAAGTATTGGTAG